AAAAAAGTTTTTCCAGTGCTAGACTCCCCAGCAATGGCAGTAATCTTATTCCCAGATACACCACCAAATATAGACCCTGAAACAAGTCCGTTAAAAATGTACGAACCCGTGTCCACATATTTTTCACTATCGTCGATGTCTCTTGCGAGTTTGGTGTAGTCATCTCCGATCTCTTTTACAATTTCCTTCAAAAAATCCATAATTACAATACGAAACCAAATTCTTCACGGGCAATTTTCTTGTAAGGTCCACCTGGGTTAGCATCGCGGATCTCTTTGATTGTATTCAGTTTTTGATAGAGTGCAGCGTCACCACCAAGGCGGAGAGCACTTACAATCGTCTTTAGTTCTTTGTCGTTAATAGGTAGTTCCATCAATGCCAGCGTAGGGTTTTCAGGTGATCAAGGACGTTCTTCCTTACGTCCATTAGCTCGTGGTAGCACTTCTGATTATGAGCACATTGTCGAAGTGCAGGGTCTGGTTTAATTACAGACTCAATGAAGATGTCAAGTCCGCGATTCCATTTCTCTTGTTTGGATTCGCCATCGTCAATTGTGTATTGGTCTTTCATGCGAAGAATGACTCCAAGGTATTGGTTTTCTCAACGTTCCACCCGATAGAATCTAGGATTGCTTTGAGTGGTTCAAGAAAGGCTTTCTCAAATTGTAAGTCATAGTCAACGTACCTGTCAAGATCAAGTTCCTTGGGGAACTCTTGAATGAAGGATATAACGTTTTCGTGAATGATATTTGGTTTCTTCAAATAACAGAATTTGATTTTTTCGCCGTTCTGGATCAATGAATATTTGTTATCAAGTTTGCTCTCTTTGATGTAGTGGTTAAACAACAGAGCGCCCCGTATATGTATAGGAGTTCCCTTAACATAAATTCCAGAATGTGCTTTGTACTTCACAACGTCTGATGCAGACCTTGGGAAGGACACTTGTTCTGGCGGAAGTTTTTTGAAGTCGGCGCGAGACTTCTCAATGAATTCAATCACATCGTCTTCGGTTCCAGTCATCAGAATATTGAAGGCGTCCTTCAACATCTTCCTGCAGGGTGCAGGAGTAGAAGATTTGACTGATTCAATACCCATCACCTTGAGTTTGGGTTCTGTGTATTGAACTCCTTCACTATTCCATACGTTAAGAATGTATCGCTTCTTCGCAGTCCAGATACCACGGTCAGCGATATTCTCACGCTTCATTTGCATTTTTTGGTCATACGCCGATACGTAGTCCGCCAAGTCCTGGTAACTCTTCTCAATGAATGGTTCCAACTTATCTTGGCAGATCTTGTCCAGGATTGAAACAATCTTTGTCTTATCACCAGACTTGCTACCAAAAAATTTAGTAACAAGAGGTTCAAGATTAAGGTAGATTGAGTCAGTGTCAGATGCGATGACATAATCTTCGCCTTCCGTTTGCAACAGATTATTTAGATACTCATTCATCTTACCTTCAATCCATCGGATACTTACCTGTCCCGACAGAGTGATTGCTTCGGCGTTTGCTAGTTTGTAATAGCGGAAATATTGGTTACCAATAGCGCCATAAGCAGAGTTAAGAGAAATCTTCTTCGCCATTTGAATGTTGTTACAACGTGCGATTTCTTTCTCAAGTGCCTTAGTAGGCGTCTTCTCATACTGCTGCTTTGCTTGAAGCATTCGCTTCTTGAAGATAACACGGTCTCCATACATCTTCTCCATCAATTCAGGCAAGAACCCACGGACATCCTTGCGGTACATTGCACCATTGGCGCACACCGCATTGTCCTTGTACATCTCAAAGTTTATTTCTTCCTTAAGGATTCGATCAACCGAAGCTGTGGGATGTCTTTCCTCCAGAAGTGTCTCTGGGGAAATATTGTATTGCATAATAAGATGAGGGTACAGACTATTAAGGTCAAAAGAGACCACCCAATCATACTTTCCTGGAATCGGTTCCTTGACATAAGCACCTGCGTACTTTTCGTTCTTCTGCGACCTGTTCTTAGGCGGAATAACGATGTCACGTTTCTTGAGGTAATTGTAAATGATATTGTCCCACATTCTCACCTGATAGAAGACATCATTATAGTTAACTTTGGCGTCATATGCCATAGTGAGCGCCAACTCAATTAACTTCATCTTATCTTCTAGACGGTCAACCAGTTCTACGTCAACAATGTTGTACTCAATAAACTTCTGCCATCCATGCGTATAGAAATCTTTGAACGTATCAAACTCACTGTGGTCAAGTTTCTTCTGACCAAGTTCTACCTCAGCTATATAGTCTAGGCGGTATGATTCTTGTGCCTTGTAGGTAAACTTCTTATACAAGTCCAGGTAATCAAGAACAGCAACTCCACCAACGTCAAAGACGCTGTGCTCCCTACCCTTGATAAACTTCTGTGATTCGGTCACAAGTCCCCACGGGGACATACGCTTCATCAACTTCTCTCCAAGCACCCTGTTGAGGCGCTTACAGATGTATGGGATATCATACAGTTCACAGTTCCAACCTGTGATCACGTCAGGTACATCAACCATCCAATAGTTGATAAAATGACTCAGCAGTTCCTGCTCTGAGGGGCAGTGGTAATAGGTTACGTTCTTCTGGGTGTTGTGAAATGGTTTCACACCCCAGGTCTTGATCTCCTTAGTGGTATAGTCCTGAATAGTAATCGCCAGGATCTCTTCCGACGCAGATTCTACGTCTGGGAATCCTTGTTCAGATGATACCTCAATATCAATTGTAACAAGTTTGATCTGATTGATGTCGAATTTGACTTCTTCTTCAGGATGTTTTTCAGAAATATATTGGTAGATATATCGGTCATTTCCATAGATATCAAATCCATCAACTTCATCATACTTCTTGTAAAAGTCACGGCAATCTCTCACGTTGCCAGGTTGAATAGGTTCTACTGATTCTCCACTTAATGTCTTATACTTGGTCTCCCTCTTCGACTTCACAAACAAGGTAGGATAGAACTCATCTCTATACTCATACCTCTTTCCATTCTCAACGCCGCGAACAAGGAACTGGTTCCCAATCATTTGGACATTAGTGTAAAATTTCATCCCTTAGTCAAGTCCTCGTATTTTTCAAGCAGTGTGGGCATAGGATCCGTAAGAGTAAGTATCTTATCGGAACTCATCATGAAAGTATCCTCTCTAGTCACGTTAAGTAACCAGGGTTCTAGTGTACCATCTTTAGTGATCAGAAATGGATCTACCAGTTTACAATCTGGTTCTCCAATATCAGCACCGACTTCTTCAATCTGACTGATCAGAATCTGATTCGTCGTCAACACTAGGATCTTGATCAGTTTCGGTTCGTTGGCCATATTCCAGAATGTCCTCTACATAAAGTTTAGTAAGTTTTTCCATAGGTTCTACCATAGTCACGATCCAATCCATAGCAAGAGGGATCACAGGATCTTTTGCCAGGGGAACCCAAGGGTAGAATTTAATTTGATAAGCGTTCTTCTTCTTTTCTTCAGATGTTTCTTCGTCTTCAACTGGTGTGTAGTTTGCCATCTTGACTACACAAGGTTTGGTGAGAAAGTATCCAACTACTTTATCTTCAACGACCATCTCCTGAACGTCAGCGACAAGATCTTCTCCAGATTTCAGAACTAAAAGTTTGACTGTCATAGTATAGTTTTTCCTCCAAGTATTATAACAATAAAAAAGAGGGGCGTCAACTGGATTTGGCCAGTTACCCCTCCGTCAGCGGCGACGATACTTTATTTATAGTGTGGTTACAAATAGATCAGCGGGCGGAGCATTAGGGAAATGCCCCACCAAGGACCCCGTTGATAAAAAGAGTGATTGCGGTGCCAAGAGTGAGAGTGGCGGCTGTAAGATTCATAAGTCGTCCTCCAATGGTACATAATTATATAGTAAAAAGTGTATCATATTGATACACTTTTGTATTCGTTGCAGCAGAAATGAGTCAGGATATCAGAACCAATCCTTCCTTTTGTGGTATTCAGGGACAATTCTTCCGAGTGTAATACTCAGTAACCCATCCTCAAAAGTAACTGATCTAACTTCCGTTTCATCACTGAGGGTCCAAGCTCTGGTGAAAGATCTTTGAGCCACTCCTCTGTGGACATATGTGGTTTCGGTTTCTCCATCTTCGCGTTGTCCTTCGACGAAGAGTTTACCGTCTTGTGTGTAGACATTAACTTGTTTCTTTTTGAATCCAGCAAGTGCCAGTTCCAGTCTAGATTCTACGTTGCTGACTGTCACT